CCGTTATATCCGACAGAACCGGACACAGAGCCTGTATGATCGCGCGAACCCCCAGAACCAGTCGTTTGTCCGCTCGTACTCCCACCGTTGGTCATGTAGTAATAAGTAGATGCAGACCCGCTTCCGACCTTATAGGATCCCGCCGACGCTTGATGGGTATGCGCACCGTTGGCGTTGACCGTCACTGATCCGCTAAACGAGTGGTTGTGCGATGGCAATTCCGCTGTCGCAAGCGTGTGCGTGTTCGCGCCGCCTGTCTTCTCCACGGTGTTAAAGTTGGTGTCCGAGGTATTCACACCCACAGGCACGCGGCCCATTCCCCAGCGCACCCAGGTGCCTCCAAGGAATGCGCTTTCATCCGCGGCGGAAACCGTCATGCGAATGCTTCCTACCGGGAAGATCAGGTTCGTAAGCCACAAAACGCTTGAAAACGTTACTGCATCGTCAAACTGCACGTTTTCGCGAAACCGCACCGCCCAGCCAACATCGAAGCTGTCCTCTTCGGCGACCTTCCCAACCGCCAATCCCATGCCGGTGCTGCGCACGGATAGAATGACTTCCGCTGTGCTCAGGTCGGTGTATCCATACGTCTCTCCGAAATAGTCACCGAGCGTCACTCGGATATCATAGGTGTACTGGTTCGATAGGCTTCCGCCGATGCGATAATTGCCGTTGACAGCATACGTCGACAGCGTGAACGTCGTATCCGTGTAATACGTTTCGCTCTTGCGCTTATACCCGATCTTTAAAGTTCGGGTGTTTTTATTATTGACCGACGATATCGCACCGGACACGGCCACCATGGCATATGTTCCTGTATTGCTCGCATTACCCGCTGCATCACAGCGAAAGATAGCCACGGACTGAACGGAGGGCGAATCATACGCCACAACCTCGAACGTTCCTGTCAGAACCGTCGTTCGGCCTCTGCTGTCTGTAACCGTAGCGCGGATCGTATTCGATCCCGCAGTGGTCAGTTCGTTTGTCGTGAAGGAGTTGCCCGAGTAGGTCGCCCCGTTAACCGTGGTCGAGATCGATGAAATCGACGAACTGTAGACACCGGAAGCAGAAATACTGACGCTTAACTTGCTATTTCGTTGAACAAAACACGCGAATTGCGTCACCAACTCTTCCTCCGCCTCCGAGAACCAGATCGACCCAGTCGGTACAACGGAAACAGGAATCGCAGCGTTTATGCTTACCTGTGTCGTTCCAAGAAGAACGCCGTTTGAATAGGTTTCGCAATAGAGTGTTCCCGCAACGCTCGTCGCGTTCGGCGCGGCGTTGGCTTCATCGAGCGATGGAGTCCACGAAATGCTTGTCGCGGCGGTCTGCGTCGCAATCGTCGTCTCCGCGCGCGAGCCAAACTTCGCCCGCAGGGTATGCAGAAACGCGCTTGACGCCGGCGCGAGCGTGATCGCCGCTGCGCTACCGAGCGTCACGCTCGGAACGCTCGGCGTTGTCACGCGCGGAATAGCAGGCAGCGTAATGCTGAGTGATCCGCTGACGGAGCCAATTGAAGCTGAGTAGGTACAGTTTGCGGCCAACGATATCGTCGCCTGCTTTGTTCCGTCTGAATTATGTGTTACCGTGCATTCTCCGTATGCTTCGCTTTCCGTGCTCGCATTGTCGGTCAGGATCATGAGGTACTGATAGCCCATCGCCGTATCGTACGGTTCCTGATACTGCGTGATATACTCGTTGCGGTAAGGAATCCGCGAGATTGCGAAACCTCTGCCTGTGCGGTTATAGACAGTGCTTCCATCGACCGTCACACTCATCGCGCCGCGCGAATTCGAATCAATATTGCTGCAGGAAACGTCAAACTGCGATGTGTTCCCCGAGGTCGCCAGAAACACATAGAATCGAATGGTTGAAGTGTTGTTTGCGACAGATTGAGAAACGATCTTGTATTCCAGCCAGCAGGAAATCTTGCTTGCAGCGGTTCCTGTCAGGGACCCGTTGACGATCGTGTACCCGTCATGAATCGACTCATACGGCCAGTTTGCCATATCCTCACCCCGTTATCTTTTTGAAGTTCAAATTGCCGCTCTCGGGCACCCAGGCGTAACCGCCAATTCGAAGCGAAGATAGCACCTGCACATTGTTGACGTACAGCTTGCCTGACGAAAAGTATGCGATCGCGCTGTCGGTGGTTACGCTGTCCTCACTGCCCGAGAAGAAATACAGTACGTCATTCTCCAACTTAAGCTTAATCGCGGACGTGCTCTTTCCGATCACGATTCCGGACGAAATCAAGCGGATGAAGCTGCGCACCGACTCGAACTGCTGCGAGGTTTCACCGTTCAGCGTTGAGATACGGCTCGCTGTTTCTGTGAAATTCGCCTCGATCGTCCCCGCCATGATGGAGAACGAAGTCTGAATCGTATTCTGCAGCGCAATGAAATCCTGCGTTCGTACATAGTCCTCCAGCGCGGTCAGTATGATCTGCTGCGCGGATTGCAGAATTGACGTGTTCTGGGTGATTTTTTCCTGCACAATCTCTTTGATTTCGCCATGCGTGGTATAATCTGATTCGATTGTCTCAATGCGGTTCTTCACCGACATGTTCTGCCGTATCTCTTCACTGATTAAGGATGGACGTGAATCTCCGAGCACTATGTCTGTACTCGCCGGATTGTTCAGCGGAATCGTCAGCTCGGACAGCACATACGTTTCTTCCGGACACAGCGTGCCGCAGGAAACGACTACCTTATCCAGGAACCGGAATGACTCGACGTTCGCGTCCGCGTTGTGCAGATCGACCGCCGAGAGCTTAATTGTTTGTTTAAATCGCGCGCCGATTCCATTCAGCCAATCGCGCCCTCGGTTTATGAGAATCGTCGGATCGGCGATGTCATCCCATGTGGTCATGCTAGAAGGCGCGAAGATCACGCCATATTCTGCGGCGAGGGCCGCATCGATCAAGAATTCTTGCCCCTCGTTTACGTTTGCGATCGTGAGTCGCGCATCACTTTCCAATTCCGGGTCGATATCCCGCAGCGCAGCGCCGAGAGGAACACAAGCAGTGTAAGTTTCAGATGCACTCTTTGTCAGAGCGAGATCAATTAGGTTCTCGCCGAATTCGATCCGCTGTGTCGATGTATCCGGCACTTCGGCAAGATAGTCCAGAATCGGGTTTTCGTTCTCGTCATATCGAACAATCAGGTAGCCGCCAAGCACATCCAGAAGACAGGTTTTCAACGCTTGCCACGCAGACAGATACTCCTTCGTCACAACGCTGAATGAACCGGTAA